TGGCTACAGTGCCGCCCTGCGCATGGCGATCATCAAGCGCTGGCAGGAGCTGGAATCCCAGCAGGGGCCGCAGATCCCGCAGACCTATGCCGCCGCGCTGCTTGAGGCCGGACGCCTTGCGCTGGAGGTGGAACAGAAAAACCACCTGCTGGCAGTGCAGGCGCCCAAGGTGGCATTTGCCGATCGCGTTGCCGGTGACGACAAGGGCGTCAATATCGGCAACTACGCCCGCGCTGTCGGGCTCGGCCAGAACGTGCTGTTTCGGGCGTTGCGCGATCATCGCATCTTGATGAGCGGCGGGAACCGGCACAACCTGCCGTTTCAGGACTACATCGAGCGTGGGTACTTCACCGTCAAGGAGGGCACCCGCACCCACAACGATGAGACCGTCCCCACCTTCACGCCCATGGTGACCGGCAAAGGTCAGCAGTGGCTGACCCGACGCCTGATCGACCTTGGCTATTTGAAGCCCATCGCCGCCTGACCACCGGCCCGCTTTTCTATCCAACATAGAGGACCAACCCCATGGGAAGAGTAACGCTCCCCGATCATGAAAATATGAGCACCCGCTCCCCGCTGCGGGTGCGCGGCACCCCGGCCCAGCGCCAGGTATGGCAAGAAGTCGGCGCCGAGTGTGGCATGACTGAAACCGCATTTGCGCGCGCTTCATTGCTGATCCTGCTCAAGGCCATATCTCAGCACGAGCCCAACATATTGGCGAGGGCCGTCAAACGGGCCAATCGAAGCCTGCTCGAGCAGGGATTCCCGCCCGTGACCGTCGAGGAGATCCTGGATGGCTCCGGTCTGCCCGAGCGCGGCCTGCTCCAGTTCAGCCAGGAAGACGAGGCCGCCTACAACGAGGAGCGCCCACTGCGCCCCCTGCAAAAACTCATCAACTTCGTCCTCGGGAGGTAACCCATGATCATGCAACTCCGTCCACCGCGCCCTGCATCCCAGCACGTCAGCGATCGCGACAACATCATCCTGAAATCAGTCATGCACGAGCTGGCTCTCTATCTCGATGAGCCGCTGATCTCGACCGCTCATGCCGCCGGCACTGACCGCCAGGCCCTGCGCCTGGCCCGCGAGCTTGAGGCTCGCACCCTTGAACGCGCCGAGAACCAGCCTAGCGCCTAATTTCCTTGGCCCGCCTCACCACCGGGCAGCAACATAACAGGACCCAACAATGACCAATTCTACCCAGGCCCGTGAGGGCCACCCCTTGCCGCATTCTTTGCCGCATGACCTCGACCATTGCCCGCAGTGCGGCAGTGAGCTGCAGTCCGGCACCAATGACAGCGCCTTTGAGTGCCAGGCCTGCGCCTACACCGAGCAGGGGGTGGTGGCATGATTTATGGAAGCGTATGCAGCGGCATTGAAGCCGCCTCGCTGGCTTGGGAGCCGCTTGGCTGGAACCCTGCGTGGTTCGCCGAGATTGAGCCGTTCCCGAGCGCGGTACTGGCGCACCACTGGCCGCATGTCACCAACCTTGGCGATATGACCAAGATTGCTACCGCTGTCCTCAAGGGGGATGTCGTGGCTCCCGACATCCTTGTCGGCGGAACGCCATGCCAGGCGTTTTCCGTTGCCGGTGCCCGCGAGGGGCTGGCTGATGACCGTGGTTTTCTGACTATCAAGTACGTGGAGCTTGCCAATGCCATTGATCAAAAACGAGCAGCAGCTGGAGATGTTCCCTGCATCACCGTCTGGGAAAACGTCCCAGGCGTCCTCTCGTCAAAAGACAACGCTTTTGGCGCATTCCTTGGCTTCCTTGCAGGGGAAGATTGCGAGCTCGTCCCTCCAGGGCGCAGATGGGAAAACGCTGGTTGTGTGCTTGGCCCCCAAAGAGCAATCGCGTGGCGGATCCTCGATGCCCAATATTTCGGAGTGGCCCAACGCCGCCGCCGTGTGTTCGTTGTCGCAAGTGCTCGAGAAGGGTTCGATCCCGCAAAAGTTCTTTTTGAGTGCGAAGGCGTGCGCCGGGATTCTGCGCCGAGCCGAGAAGCGGGGAAGGCAGTTGCCGCCCTTACTGCAAACGGTGTTGGAACGTGTGGCGCAGACGACAACCAAGGACAAGCAGGACACCTGATACCTCTTGCTACCAGTACCGGGCACATTTCCCATTGCCTCAATGCTGGAGGTATGGGCCGCATCGACTATGAAACTGAGACGATGGTTGTCCACGGCACCCAAGACCCTGACACCAACGTAGAGCTGGCACACACGCTGGGCCGCAATCAGGGGCAGGAGAATGCCGTTTTAGCAAAATACAGCAGCATCAAAGACCACGACCAGCGCGTCATCTTCGCCGCCAATAACTGGGATGAACTGGTGCGAGAGAATGCGCCTTGCGTCACTGGCAACATCACCCACACGCTTACAGCTGAGGACTTCGACGCAAGTGAGGATGGCACCGGGAGAGGGCAGCCTATTGTGCCGATAGCGTTCAGCTCCAAGGACTGTGGCGGTGATGCGTCTGAGGACATGTCTCCGACACTGCGAGCTGGCGGACATGCAGGCAGCCATGCGAATGCAGGGTGTCCGCCGGCAGTTGCCTTCGCAGAGAACAGCCGCCAAGAGGTTCGCCTTGAGGGAGGGGATGGGAAAATAACGGGAGCACTCTCAAGCGGAGGTGGAAAGGTAGGGCAGGGTTATCCTGCTGCGATGGTAGGCATGGCAGTTCGCCGCCTTACCCCAGTAGAGTGCGAGCGCCTGCAGGGGTTTCCAGACAACCACACGATGATCCCGTCTGCTAAGCGCAACAAGCTTATTGCAGATGAGTTGGCCTATTTGCGCCGCCACTTCCCAGACATGCCTGATGACGATGCGCACCGGATGGCCGCAGACGGCCCGCGCTACAAGGCGATCGGCAACTCCATGGCGAGACCGTGCATGGAGTTCATTGGTCGGCGCATTGACCTCCACCTGTCAGAAATCGACCTTCCCGCTGTCGATGAGGAGGCAGCATGAACACCGTTATCAAATTCCCGGGGGCAGGCGCCCCCATTTCCAAACCTATCAGCAGAGGTAGCAACGTGAGCGAAAATGCCCGCAATGGCTTCCGCCTCGCTTACTCGTCGATGCTGAATGCCCCCTGGTACAAGGATGTAGCCAAGAAGTCCGTGTGGCTGCATTTGCTGCTGGATGCGGCCTACGAGAGCCGTGAAGTCACCTTCAATAGCAACCGCCTCACCATTCATCGAGGCCAACTGGCTTGCTCTGCTCGTTCGCTCGGAAAAGCGTGTGGCGTGTCTGAGGATCAGGCTCGCCGGGCGCTGGACCATTTCGAGGGGGAAGGGGCGATCAGCAGGACGACAAAGCAGGGCAAGAGCGGTTACACCATCATCAGCTTGCTGAATTTCGATGCTTATCAGCGCGGAGTTTCGCAACACTTTAGCGCGGAGTATGGCGCGGAGTTTGAGAGTGCACCAGATATAGGGTTAGAGGGTGATCGCCAACTCAGCGGCGCGGAGTTAGGTGCGGAGTATCATGCCGAAGATCTTATCATTAATAACAATATAAACTCTGAAGATAATAAACAGATCTCTTGTTCTGTTTCTGACGAAACAAAACCGGCTAAAAAAACGGCAGAGCCATCAGCGGATTCTCTGGCTGTGCTGAACCACCTCAACGCCGCATGCAATCGCCGCTATCAGGCCAAGCCAACCACCCTGCAGAACATCAACGCCAGACTGGCGGAGGGCTACTCCGTGGCCGATCTGCAACTGGTGATCGACTTCAAGCGCGAGCACTGGTCCGCAAACCTGAAAATGGCCGAATACCTGCGGCCAATGACCCTGTTTGCGCCGCAGAAGTTCGCCGGGTACCTGGCTGGCGCCCAACGCTGGGTTCAGATCGGTCGCCCGCGCTGTCTGAACGGCGAGTGGGAGGGCTTCGAGGGTAAGCGCAAGCCGATGTCCAACATTGCCGCCGCCCAGCAGCAGGCGCGCAGTCTCATCGAATCGGGATCTGTCAGCTATGACGACGACACTCCCCTCTAACGTGACCGCACTGCCAGCCAACCAGGATGCACCCGCCATGAGCGCCCGCATGGCCGCATTCATCGCTGAGGAGCTGCTGCCGCTGATGGCCGGGAGTTGGCCTGCCAGCGCCAACCAGCTGGATGCCAATGCCCGCGGTGTGGCGTTGGCTTGGGGTGGCGTGCTGCGCGGGTTCACTCCAGCCCAGATCCGGGAGGTGGTGCAGGACATGGCGGCCGATGTGGAGCGCCAGTTCGCCCCGCGTCCGGCAGAAGTACGGGCAGAGATACTGCGCCGACTTCCTGCCGCCGCTCCGGTCGCATCATCCAAGCTGGCGATATCCATCCGGGCGTGCGAGATGGTGGCGACCGTTACCGTGCTGCAGCGTGATGGCGTGGTGACGAGCGATGCCGTCCAGGTTGAGCTGGAGAGGATTACCACCGAACGCCGTCAGCGTGGTTACACCATCACAGGGAGGATTTAGGAATGTTCAACCAAGACGTGATCGCCGCTGTGCGCGAGGCAAAATTCTGCCGAGTTGTGATTTACCCGGCCATTCGTGGCTGGAGTGGGGAGCGGGTGCTGTTGGAGGTGGCCGACGAGATCGATGCGCTGGGATACACCGACCAGCGGCGTGGCGCAGGGCATTGGCTGGTGCAGAGCACGACGCCGGATCGAGTGGCGGAGGAAGCCGCACGGCTGAGAGCCGCGCCAGTGCTGGTGTTGCGGTGTGATGCTTCGTTTGGAGCTGTGGATAACTTCGAAGGGGAGGGCCTTGCCAACCAGTGACACAGGGGGTAGCGCCCCGTACCATTGCCAGTGCCGGACCTAGACCACCCGGCAGTTTGACCAAAGGACCTAGACCATGACCAAGCAAGCGGTGAAAACCGTTAATCCATATGACTTCATCGACGTTTTGGAAAGCACCAAGCCTAGCGCGAATGCGCTTGCGCGGCGTAAGCCGGTACATGGTGCAGGAATAAACGACGCGCCGTTTATCACGCAAATTGTTGTTGATGGCAAGCGAGTATCCCACCCTGCCTACACAGCATGGATAGGTGTTCTGAAGCGCTCGTTGAGCCAGAAAGAAAAGAAAAAAAATCAAACATATTCCGATGTGCATGTGTGCGCAGAGTGGACTGTGTTTACCAACTTCCTATCCTGGTGGGGAAAAAATCACACCAGAGATTGGCATCTAGACAAAGACCTCCTGAAGCCTGGAAACAAGATTTACGGGCCAGATGCATGTGTTTATGTTCCGCAATGGCTAAATCTCCTGACCGTCGATCACCGAGCAGGGCGTGGCAAATGGCCGCTTGGGGTTCACTTTAACTCCGGAAAGCAGATGTTTCGTGCGGAGCTTACTGCGCGTGGCAAGCGAAAGCACTTGGGTTATTTTGACAACCCGCAAAGCGCATATGATGCGTACAGGAATGCAAAGCTAGAGCACGTTTACTCCCTGAAGGCAGAGATAGATGACGTTGATACCCGACTCTTTGAGAGGATCGTGGAAATCGTTGAGTCTTCTGAGCGGGGTGTGGCATGAGCTATCCAAAGCACTTCCTGCGCAGCCCTGAAATCCGCGCCCGCGCCTGCCAGCTGGTAGCAAGTCTGCCGGTTGACCAGGACAAGCCGCTGGTCCTCGAAATCAAGGAGATGACCCGGAGTCTTGCCCAGAACGCTCTGTTCTGGGCAGTCATGACCGACATCGCCGAGCAGGTGGTCTGGCACGGCCGCAAGCTCGCCAAGGAGGACTGGAAGCATGTGCTCAGCGCGGCCCTGTACCAGCAGGACGTAGTGCCGAACATCGACGGCAACGGCTTCGTGGTGCTGGGCAAGTCAACATCGCGGATGACAGTGCGCGAGATGCGCGATCTCATCGAGTTGGCGCAGTCCTTCGGCGCTGAGCAGGGCGTGAAGTTCGGGGATGAATCCCGCCGCGGCTTTGACTGGGTGGCGGCATACGGGAGGGCTGCATGAGCAAGACCAAGGCGGATAAGCAGTGGTTGGACGATGTGAGCTCTCTTGGCTGCATCGCCTGCCGCAATGCCGGGCATGGCGCCACGCCAGCGGAAATCCATCATGTGCGCTCTGGGTCTGGTATGGCCCAGCGCGCCGAGCACACCAGAGTGCTGCCACTGTGCCCCAGGCACCACCGCGCTTGCTACCCAACCGGATTTCACGCCGCCCCGCGCACCTGGCAGCAGGAGCACGGCAGCGAGGAGGATCTGCTGGAGCAGGTAGCCCGGGAAGTGGCCGAGCTGCGCAAGAACACCATCGGGAGGGCGGCATGAGCGACAAGGTCATCAGCCTCACAGAGGTGAGCAAGGAGAGCGGCATCAATGTCGTCTCCACCCTTGAACAGATACTCGAGAGCGCCAAGCGCGGAGAGGTCATCAACTGCCTCATCGTGACGGTCAACAGCGATTACTCCTGCTCGCGCGCCTGGGCGAACGGCTATCAGCCTTTCTCCCTCATCGGGCAGCTGGAGAACGCCAAGGCCAGCTTCATGGAGGCGCATCTCGAATGATCCACCTCTCTGCTATCGATGTCAGCCGCCTGCTCGGCAACAATCCGAAAGCCAAGGCCGTGGTGAACAGGGTCAAGAAGGCGCAGCAGGTGGACACCCTGCACAGCAAGGTGCTGACCCAGCTGGTCGGCCTACCTGACCCCGCCACCGAGCTGTTGTTTCACCCCAAGCGCAAATGGCGCTTCGACTACGCCTGGGAGGAGCAGAAGCTCGCCCTTGAGGTCCACGGCGGGATCCACTCCGGTGGCCGGCACACCCGGGGGAGGGGGTTCGTAGAGGACCGGGCAAAGATGAACGAGGCCACCTTGCTCGGGTGGACCGTGCTGGAGGTTACCCCGGAACACATCAAATCCGGCCAGCTTCGTGCCTGGCTGCTTGCCGCCTTCAACCAGGACCCAGACCAGAGGACCAAACCATGACCCATGCTATCGAAATGGCTCTGCGCCTATTCTCGCCGAAGGGGGCGCTCCATGAGCCCGCCGCCGGCAGGCAGTTCAATGCTCTGGGCCGGAACGAGTTTATCGGCGCCCTGCAGGTTGCTGCAAAGAACAACCCCCAGGGGCTCCAGTTCCTGATGGCAGACCACCTGGGGGATGAACAAGCCCTTGCGTCGCTGCTGACGCACTTCAGCGCCACGCTGGACAGCGACGAGGCCGGTGGTATGGCCATGGCAATCCTGCTGCGCCGCCCGCTGCCTGAGCAGCTGGATCACCTGGTGCTTTGCCACCCTCACTATGACAAGGAGCGCCGCCGGGCCGCCGTGGTGATGGAGAAGGCCAAGCGCGCCCACCGGTCCGGCAATGATCACGAGTACCAGCGCCTTCTGGCTGAGCGGAACGAGATCCTGTCCCTGGCCAATGACCACTGTGTCGCCGAGATGATGCAGTCAGGGCGCTGCCCGCACTGCAATGGCACCGGGATCCGCCCGCGCAAGGGTGACGGCTGCCCGAAGTGCCACGGCACCGGCCGGGTCGTGCCACACGTAGAGTTGGTGTCGCGCCGGTTCGGGCAGGAGATGAGGCAGGCCGTAGAGCGTGCTGTTGATGAGGTGATCCACCAGGCGTCAGATCTGGCCAAAGTCATGGGCCGACAAGTGAGGGAGATGCGGGCGGATTAGGCTCGGAGCGTTCGCCGCCGAGCAGGCGCAACCCCATGAATAGACGCAGTGATTGAATCTACCCATCCCCGGCGTTAGTATTGCTCAAAGATGGCCAGAGTCTCCGTGACCCTGGCCTTTTTCATTTCTGGCCCGCCTCGTGCGGGCTTTGTCGTTTCTGGAGGGGCGATGACGCCTGACAAGGATCCACAGAACTACAGCGTGCTCGCCTATCTGGCATTCGGCGGGCTGAGCGTATGGGGAGGGCTTGTGACCTACATACAGACGGTGAAACGCGAGGGAAGGAAATTCCGATGGGCTGAGGCGCTGCTCCAGGTGGTGGTGTCAGGGTTCGCCGGGATGTTGACCATGCTGCTGAGCTGGTACATCGCAGCCCCACTCCCGTTGTGCGGCTTCATGGCTGGCCTGGCTGGCTTGATGGGATCGAAAGCACTGGAGCTGTACGAACGCCGGGCAACCGGCTGGATGGGAGGGAAGGAGTGATGGTGAAAATGCGCTGGGTAGATGAAGCCCGTAGGCATATCGGGTTGACGGAGATTAAGGGGCCCCAACACAACCCCGAGATCGTGGCGATGTGGAAGGCCATCAAGCGGGGTGGCATCCGTGATGATGAAACCCCGTGGTGTGCCGCCTTTGTTGGAGCGTGCCTAGAGCGGGTCGGTATTCAGTCCACCCGGTTCGAGGGTGCGCGTTCCTATGCCTCCTGGGGGGAGAAGCTGGAAAAGCCGGTGGCAGGCTGCGTAGTGGTGTTCTCCCGGGATGGTGGCGGACACGTTGGGTTCGTAGTGGGGCAGGACAAGGCTGGCAATCTGCTGGTATTGGGCGGCAACCAAGCTGACGCGGTGAACGTGAAGGCGTTCCCTCGCTCCCGGGTAACCGCATACCGCTGGCCTGCCGGTGAGCCGAAGCCTGTGGGGGAATTGCCTGTGATGGCTGCTGCAGAGTTCTCGAAGTCCGAGGCATAGGCGCAAGCCTTGCCAATATCCCCGGGTAACCGGTAACAGCAGAGGAGAGTGCGATGGAACACATCGTTGAGGTGGTCATCAACTGGATTGTCATCCTGATGGCTGTAGTGGGCGGCGCGTCCATGGTGGTGCAGGGGCTGGCCAAGATCGCGGCCGTCACCCCGTCCACCCGGGACGATGAGGTGATCGGGAAGGTGCAGGCCTTCTTGGTTGGCCTGACCAAGGTGCTGGACAAGCTGGCTATGAACCTGCCGGCTGAGAAAGCCAGGAAGCAATAACATGAACAGCTTGCTCCAACTGCTCGACATTCTAACGGCCCTTCTGGGCCGTTGGCTTAAGCGGGAGAGGGCAAGGGAGGTGCAGGAAAGCCATGACAAGAATCATGCGGACCCACAGGGGCGTTTTGCTGAGCGTTTCGGTGCTGCTTCTGGCCAGTTGTCAGACAGCTCCAAGCCAAACAGCGAACTGCCCGCCACCCACACCCAGGCTGACATGGAACCCCGCCGCTAATGGCGGGGTTTGTCTTTCTGGGGAATCCACAGCCGACCTACTGGACTATCTCGATGCACTGGAGCGATGCGGTGGTTAATGGCATTACCGTGACCGGGGTTGTTACTCAGGTGAGGGAGTATGACGGGAGTCAGGCCCTGGTCACCCTGAATACTGGCGTCTCCGTCGTAGTACCGGCTACCCATGAGCCTGTACCTGGTGATGCCATCGTCGAAGGCGAGCTATCCATCTAAATGGCAAAGACCGACTGGGCACAGCTCAATGCAGAGTTCCTGCAGGAGCATGAAGCGACCGGCATCAGTGCGAAAGACTGGTGTGACAGCCGCGGCCTGAACTACAACTCGGCGCGTCGCTATTTGAAATCTCGGGGGCAATCCCCTGCGCAACCTGACAAATCTCGCGTAGCTGCGCAATCTGCGCATTCCGAAGTGCGCAAAACTGCGCAATCTGCGCAAAGTGCGCAAGCCAAGGGGAATGAGGGCAAGGCCGAAGGGGGAGAGCGAAGAGGGGAGAAGTCCTCGGCATCCACTCGCACCCCGGCAGACTCAGCCCAGAACCCGAAAACAAACGGCCGGGACAGCAGCGGCCGCTTCACCGAGGGCAACCCTGGCAACCCCAACCCGGTCACGAAGTGGCAACCCGGCGACCGCCCGGCGCTGACCCATGGCGGCTATGCCAAGTTCCTCGATGCGGAGGAGCTGTTCGACCAGGCTCGCGAGCTGCAACTGCGCGACGAGCTTGACTTCACCCGAGCTCGCGTCATTTCCGTCACCAAGCTGCTCAAGGGGCTACAGCAGGACCTGGTCACGGCCAGCGAGATGACTGACCGGATTGCGCTCTACGACAAGATCTTGAAAGCAGAGCTGGCCCTCGACCGCAACATCCAGCGGATTGAGTCCATTGAGCGGACCCTGAGCGCCCTTCGCATCGACGAGGTGAGCGTGCCGAAGATTGAGGAGGACACTCGCCGGATCCGGGCTGCTGCGCGCAAGCTGACCGCCGAAGCCGATCGGCTCGAGAAGGATGGCGGCAGCGAGTCCACCCCGGTCAGCGAGATGGTCACCGAGCTGCAGGGGATGGGGACTGGCGGGTTGATGTCGTGATAAAATGCGAGCCAGAGTTCACCCCAATGCAGGAGCCAGCCATGAAACAAAGAGAGCGTCAGGCCGCACAACGGATTTTGGCTATTGAGGCGATCGCCAAACTTCGCTCAGTGTCTGAGCTGTTTGGTGTTGAGGATGTCGGGCTTGACGATGAGCAGGCAACGGCTGACTTTAAGCGCTGGGATGAGAAGATTACAGAACTTGAGCGGTGGATAAGAGATGAAAGCCCGATCGCCTGAACTCGCTTTTGCTGGGGGAGTAATGAGAATTTATCGCAAGAATGAGGCTGGGGAGGCGGTTTACATCGCCGACTGCTCATTGCCGCAGGAGGTGTGCGACGCCGTTGATTCAGGGCGTGAGGCGCAATACGAGTTGCCGCCTGTGCGGGGGCCTTCGCGACACATTGGTTATGACATCGAACCTGATTACGCTGCTACTGTCACCATTGAGCGCGTGCTTCTTGAGCCATACCGCCTTTATCGCAACGGCGTGCTGGTCGAGATGGGCGCAATGATTGCAGATCCCAGTCATGTGAGGATGCTGGCCGAAAACATTCAGCAGCGTGCCGCAGCCAGGGCTGAGGTCAACGCCATCACCGCAGCATGACAAGAACAAACATAACTACAGCATCCCCCACATCAACCCGCTTCTGCGGGTTTTTTATTGCCTGAGATCCACCAATGACCGAACTCGATACCTCCGACATGACTGAGCAGGAGCAGATGGCCTACATCCGTTCGAAGCTCAGCGATAAGTGGTGGCGGATGAACAACCTCTACATGATCGAGAACGAGCAGGGCCAGCTGGTGCGCTTCCGGCTGCGCCCGGCGCAGGAGCTGCTGTTCCGGACCATGTGGTACCTGAACATCATCCTCAAGGCGCGTCAGCTCGGGTTCTCCACCGCCATCGACATCTATCTGCTGGACGAGGCGCTGTTCAACAAGAACCTCAAGTGCGGGATCATTGCCCAGGACCTGACGGCTGCTGGCGAGATCTACCGCACCAAGATTGAAGTGCCGTTCGATAACCTGCCTGGCTGGCTCAAGGCCCAGTTCAAGGTTGTGACCCGGCGCGGCGGGGCGAATGGCGGGCACATTCTGTTCCGGCACGGCTCCAGTATCCAGGTGGCCACCTCGTTCCGCTCCGGCACCGTCCAGCGCCTGCATGTATCCGAGCACGGAAAGATCTGCGCCAAATACCCGGAGAAGGCCAAGGAGGTGCGAACCGGCACCCTCAACGCAATCCACCCTGGCGCTATTGCCTTCATCGAGAGCACGGCGGAAGGGGTAGGCGGCGACTTCCACGCCATGAGCATGAAGTCGCTGGAGCTGTCTCGCTCAACCGGCGAGCTGACCCAGCTGGATTGGAAGTTCCACTTCTTCGCTTGGTGGCAGGATCCGAAGTATCGCGCCGACGTCCCCGCTTCCGGTGTGGTGATGAGCAAGGCACAAGCGGAATACTTCGCCGCGGTGGAGAAGGCAATGAGCTGCACCATCAGCGACGAGCAGCGCCAGTGGTACGTGCTGAAAGAGGGCACGCAGCGTGGGGAGATGAAGCAGGAGTATCCCAGCACGCCGCTGGAGGCGTTCCTCACCTCCGGGCGCCGGGTGTTCGACCCCATCGCCACGATGGAAGCAGAGGGCGATTGCATGGCCCCGCTCATCGTTTATGACATTGACCCGGTCACCGGCAAGCGCGAGAAGGCCCGCAAGCCTGAGAAGCTGGACGAGCAGGGGCAGCGATCGCTTGAGAACATGCTGCTGGTCTGGGAGCTGCCAGACCCCGACGAGGATTACGCCATCGGCGCTGACGTAGCGGAAGGGCTGGAGCACGGCGACCGTTCAAGCCTAGATGTCACGGCCAAGAGCGACGGCCGGCAGGTGGCCCACTGGTTTGGGCATCTGGACCCGGGGATGTTTGCCCAACTGCTTGCCCACGTTGGCAGGTTCTACGGCACCGCAGAGCATGGCCCGGCCTACATCGGCCCAGAGCGCAACAACCACGGGCATGCTGTGCTGCTTAAGCTCCGTGAAATCTATCCGACCCGGCGAATCTACACCCAGGAGCACATCGACCGGGACCGCGACGACGAGACGCCACGCCTCGGCTGGCTCACCACCCGGCAGTCCAAGCCGATCCTGGTTGATGGCCTCCAGGCCCTGCTGCGTGCCGGTCAGTCCGGGATCCGCTGGATAGGTACCATTTCCGAAGCCACCACCTACGTCTACGACAAGAGCGGCAGCATGAACGCCCAGGACGACTGCTACGACGACCAGCTGATGAGCTACATGATTGCCCAAGAGATGCGCGCCCGGATGCCGGCCCGCATCGTCAAACCTGAATCCTCCCGCAAACCCAAGCACTGGATGGCCAACTGATGATCAACGCCCAACCCAAGGCCCCTGAAAAAGGCGGCCTCGATACCCCGCGCCTGCTCAAACTGATGAGCGATATCAACGGCCAGCCGGACTGGCGAAGCCTTGCCAATCGAGCGTGCGCCTACTACGACGGCGATCAACTGCCGCCCGAGGTGGTGAGTGTGCTCAAGGCGCGGGGCCAGCCCATCACCATTCACAACCTGGTTGCGCCGACCATTGACGGTGTGCTGGGGATGGAGGCCAAGAGCCGCACCGATCTGATGGTGATCGCCGATGACCACGACGACGAGCTGGAGCAACTGGCCGAGGCCGTCAACGCCGAATACGCCGACATGTGCCGCCTTGGCGGACTGGACCGCGCCCGGGGCGAGGCCTATGGCGGCCAAATCAAGACTGGCCTGGGCTGGGTTGAGGTGTGTCGCCGCGATGACCCCTTCGGTCCTCGTTACAAGTTCAGCAACGTCCACCGCGACGAGGTTTATTGGGACTGGCACAGCCGGGAACCTGACCTGAGCGACTGTCGCTGGCTGATGCGCCGCCGCTGGGTCGATCTGGATGAGGCCAAGACCATGTTTCCGAGCAAGGCCAAGGCGCTGGAGTGGGGCGTGAACGACTGGGAGGGCATCGTGAGCCTGACCGCCATCGAGGGGCTGGACCCCAACCTGGTCAGCGCCTATGACGAGTGGAGCCAGTTCAGCGGTAAGGAGGTGGAGTGGTGCAGCAGGGAGCGAGACCGGGTGCTGCTGCAGGTGGTCTACTACCGCACCTACACCATGCGTCAGGTGCTGATGCTGGACTCCGGTCGGGCACTGGAGTACGACAAGACCAATCAACTGCACCTGGCTGCTGTGGCCATGGGGCGCGCCAAGCTGGAGCGCTGCCCGGTGGCCGTGATCCGGGAATCCTGGTTCGTCGGCCCTCATCATCTGGTTGATCGACCCTGCTCTGCTCCCCACAACATGTACCCGCTGGTGCCGTTCTGGGGGTATCGCAAAGACCGCACCGGCGAACCCTATGGGCTGATTGCTCGAGCCATGCCGGCGCAGGACGAGGTGAACCTGCGGCGTATCAAGCTCACCTTCCTGCTGCAGGCCAAGCGCGTCATCATGGACAAGGACGCCACCAACATGAGCCGGGATCAGGTGCTGGAGCAAGTCGAGCGCCCCGATGGCTATATCGAGCTCAACCCTGACCGAGCCAACAAGACCAGCGTGAGCGATGCCTTCAAGGTAGAGCAGGACTTCAACGTGGCGGCCCAGCAGTTTCAGGTGATGCAGGACTCGGTGAAGCTGATCCAGGACACCATGGGGGTTTATGCCGCCTTCCTGGGCCAGGGCTCCACCGGACAATCTGGTGTGGCCATCAGCAACCTGGTGGAGCAGGGGGCAACCACGCTTTCCGAGATCAACGACAACTACCGGATGGGCTGCCAGCAAGTGGGGCA